CGGAGAGCTGCTTGCCCCCGGAGGCGGCTTTGCTGTAAGCGTGGATCTCAACCATTTTTGTCCCCCCAAATCTGATACAGCGCCCGGACCATGTCGGCCCGTGTCACGGTCTCCCCGGCGTTGGCGTCCGTCAGCAGGCCGTAAGCCTTGCCCCATACGAGGGCTTGATCTTCCACCTTGGCCGACCGCTCCCAGAACAGCAGCAGCGTGGGCACCTTTCGGCTGCTGACCACCTTCCCGCCGGGGAAAATGCCCTGCGTGGAGCCGCCGCCGTCCAGCATGAGGGCGTCCACCACGCCCAGCCCCAGCAGCTTGTTCTGGAGCTGCTCACGGGTCAGGCTGGTCTTATCGCACCACAGCACCACCTTGCCGTTGGCCAGCCAGCCCACCGCAGTCCGGGCGGCAGACCGGGCCACGTCCGGCGTCAGCTCCCGGTACAGCTTGGAACCGCCCTTGAGGATGGGGACGCCGGAGAGGAAGGATACTCCCCGGCCCGTCAGCATCTTGGGGACCCCGTCACTGCCAATGGACACACCCCAGTCCTGGTATTTGTCCCGGCTGATGACCTTGCCGTCGATCACCGTCCAGCCCACCGGCTGAAACTTGCCGTTGAACAGGTATCCGTTGATGATGTGTGTGCAGCCGGTCTTGGCCTTGATCTGCGCCGGGGTCAGCTTGCCGGTGTTGTGGTAGATTTGTGCTCTCGCGCAGTCGAACGTATCAACCATTGACTCTCACAGCCTTCTCAGGATGACCGTAGACATCCCACGTCACATCGTACACGCCCTCCGGGGTCTCCACCCGCACGGTCTGACCGGCCTTCGTGACATCGTACCGCATGTAGTCATGCAGGTGCTTCACGTCCTCCGGCTCCTTCTCCGCAGGGATGAAGCTCTCGGCAATCTCCGCCTCGGTCCAGTTGGCCACGCCGCCGTCGGGATTCAGGTGGAAGTTGGCACCGGCCTCCTTCAGCTCCGCGTTGATGGTTTCCACGGCCTTGCCGCTTTTCTTGCCCTCGTTGATGATGTTCTCGTAGATCTTGTTCATAATATGTCCCCTTTCAAATTTTCGGTTGACTTTTCAACCGGTTTCAACTGTTCTTGTCCTCGGCTACCCGCTGGGTGCCGAAATAAAAGCCGATGACCACCGTGAAGATGGTCAAAAACTCGCTGCCGCTGATGGTCTCCCGCAGAGCCAGCACCGAAAACACCCCTGTCAGGGTGATGGTCACCAGAGACTTCACCGCAAGCAGATTTCCCAGCCGCTTTTTCAGGTTTTCCACAGTTTTTTACCTCCCTATGTATTATTTTGTGCTTCCTTTTCAAGGTCTTGGATCCGGTGGTTGATCACCTTGATCTGCTCCTCCACAACCGGCATCCGCTGGGCAAAGTGGTTATGCTCCCGCACCTCCCGGGTCAGCTCGTCCAGCTTGGCCTCCGTCACCGCCTGGGTCTTGCTGTTGGCGATGAGCACCCCCATCAGCGTCAAGCCCCCGGTGATGAGGGCACATACGATTGTTTCCGTCATATTGCCTCCTTAACGTTGCAGATTAAGGGTCGCTAGACTTTGGTCATTCTTCTGCGCCCGCCGTGCCCCCAAACTCGGCAGGCACCAGCTCCGGCAAACCGCACTCGTTGATCAGGATATCCGCCACCTGCTGCTTCAGCTTCGCGGGGACCTTCTCAAACTCCGTCTTCCCCAAAATCACTCTCTGCGCAAACAACATTGCCATCATGTCTCTTGCTCCTTTCGATAGTAAAAAATATAGGGTTAGGGCGGCCTCCGCCCAAAACTCACGCATAGACGATTTCCGCCATTTCTGCAATGCAGTTCTCGTAAAATTCTGCCTGGTCAGCCTGTGCGCTCACCTGCTCCCGTAGCAGTTTGTTTTCGGTTTCCAGTTTCGCCACCCGCTCGTCCGTGGTGGGAGGCTCCGGCTCCGGGTCTGGTGCCGTACCGGCAGTCATGTTGATCACTACGCCGTCCTCTGCCTTAATCTCAACAAAAGGAAACGTCTTCGGGATCTCCATCCACTCCGGGACTGCCACCCAGCCATCCGGCACGGGCAACCGACCGCTGGTGGTTTGGTTGCGGTGAGCTCCGTTTTTCAACGGTGCAAGTTCAATGATGGTCATTTCACTTTCTCCCTCCTTATCCAATAGCAACGTAATAGTACACATTATTAGAATCATTGCATTGATCGCTTGCCGACCTCGAAGTATACCAGGATAGTGTTTGGTTATCTAACGTAAATCGTTCAGTACCTGCACGACCCGGCTGACCAATGTACATAAAAGCAGCTTGATCCCCTAGAGTTGCGCAGTCTTGCTGCATCACAATGACGATTTTGGGAACAAAATTAAATGTTAAACTGTTTTGATTTTCCTCCCCATACACGCCAGAGCCTACGTAGGTTCCAGTCTGTACTTGCAACCTGTCGCCTATCTTTCCCAGCGCATCATACTGAACGTTACCTACAATGCCGCTAGGATACGTATCAGCATTCGGAGAGTTGAGATACTGTGCAGGGCCTAAAGTGAACTCCGAGTATTGCGCATATCCTTCAAAAATAGCATCGTAGGGTGGGTCGCGTTTAGTAACTCGATAGAAGGTATTTACGGGCCACGGATCCTCGACATATGGGTAAAGCATGTATTTTCCAATAACCTTGTCCCATTCAACGGATCCATTGACCTGATTTACAATTTTGTGCTCTCCAACCCCCACAATTTTTTTGTTAGCCAAATCTAGCTGCACTGAGTCGTAATAATAAAATGTATCATCTTCTGGCATTCTTCCTAACGAGCTAGGTTCAGTGGCCTCTTTGAGTACGCCGGAAATTGATTGCTTTCGCCATAAATAATCATCGCCCAGATGTGTGTGCAATCGAGACAGTATTTTGAGGGCATTATCCGGAACCGCATCTGCTCCCAAATCAAGCATTGCCGCTGTGGCATCCGTGAGCAGGCTTGCCTTATTCAGCGGGGTGCCCGCTTGTGTGGGCTCATCCGCCCGCACCATGTCAAAGGTGTTGGCCTGCCCCGCCACAGGCGTCATCTTCACCCGGCCCGGGTGCAAAGATACTCTGTCTTGCATACCGTTCTCCTTTCAAACCTCTCCGGCGTACAGCTCGCCGGAGAAGTACCACGATTTCATGAGCTTGTCGAGCAGCGTGTCGAGGTCGAGCAGGATACGCTCGATGTCATTCGCCTTGACATAATCCAAAAAACGCATGGTTTCTGGCGTCTTCGGCGTGGACTGCATCACCGCGATCTGCCGCCGCAGGGTGGCAATGTTCTGCCGGTACACCTCCATCTGGCTGACTGTTGGCGTGTCCGATTCGGACCAGTCCTTCTTGACGCTTACCGGGCAATCATAGCCCAGCGCCTGGAACCGTCCCGCCACATACTCTACCGCCGCACCTACCCGGTTGATATCTGTGGTGTTGTAGTATGTGCCATCGCCTCGGTCTGTGACGAGGGTGGAAATGTCAAAACTCATGTGCCCTCCTTGTCCCAGTACACCACAACGCAGCCGGAAGCGCCCATCGCGCCATCCGCGCCAATGCCAGGATAACTGTAGATTTTCCAATACGAGTGAGATGCACCACTCTCGTCTGTCCACTTAACTTTCTTCCGCCGCCCCTGTTCTCCACCGGTTCCCTTGGCCCCGCCGTCTCCGGTTCCCGCTCTGGGCTTTGCCACGCCCGTCCGGGCGAAGCTGTCGCCGCTGGCCACGTCAGTGTAGCCGTTATCGTAGCGCTTGCCGTTGGCAGAGGAATACGCCCCAAAGGTGGTGTCCTCTCCGAAGGTCACCGGAAACTCCTGACCCTCGTTGATGTTAATGGTTCCGGCCCATACCAGACCGCCCAGACCGTCCACGCCGTCCGCACCGGCAGCGTCCCATGTGCCATCCTGTCCACGAGTGCCGTCGCCACCCTTGCCCACGAGAATGACCCGCAGAGATTTCTTCCCCGCCGGGGCCTTCCATGTGCCGGGGGTGGTGATGACCTCCCGCCCCTGATACAGAAAGCTGCCGTCCGCCTGTAGCAGCTGGCTCTGGCAGCCCTGCATAACGCCATTGGAAAACTGGAACGTCTGCATGGTCAGCCGCGCCGTGGTGGCCTGACTCTCATCCAGCCACACCGTCTCCACGTCTCCGATCTCGGAGGACGGATCGCCCCGGCCCGTCAGAGCCAGCACATTGCCGCCATAAGTGGAGAGGATCAGCCGCGCCGCCGCCAGCGCCTGGGCCTGCGTCTTGATAAACGGATTGTCGATGCTCACCGTCTCGCTGGACGATGTGGCGTTGCCGGACACGATGTATTTCGTGTCCGCCCCATCGTTGAGGGTGAAGATCAGCGCCGCCACATCTCTGTTGGCCTTCATTACCGGGTAGCCGTTGAGATTGTCCAGTGTCACTTTGTTGCCCTCGCTCCACAGCGGCTCGGCGGTCAGGTCCCCGGTGGAGGCGTCCGCACGGGGCCATGTCCCCGTGGCCTGACACACCCAGCGGAGGATATCGCCGCACGATTTCCCTTGCAGATCGTCCGCCGTGCGCACCGTTACCGGCAGCGCCGTGTAGTTGGGGTCCACGTGCCACCGATCCTGGAAGTTGACGCCCAGTTGCGCCGCCAGAGCGCCGATCCACCCGCCCAGCGTAGTGGGGAGGGTGGCAGGTGCCAGAAATTCCCGGTTTGCCAGCAGGCCGATGATGTCCACCAGATTCCACTGCATCGTCAGGCCGTTGTCACCGGTTTTCCACCCGCCGGAATACTGGTAGAAGATCCCCAGCCGCTTGTACTCGTCCGTGCCGTCCGCCAGCCGGACGCCCAGAGAGACGTCAATCCCCTGCCGCTCCTCAATGGACTGGAAAATGCCGTTTTTGCTGCGCGGCTCAAACCGTCGGGAAAGGTTGTCAATCTTGAGGGTGCACGTGCCATACGGCAGCGCCGTGGCCGCGATGTTGCCCTGCTGCTTCACGCTGAACTCAGCGATCATACCGCCGTCCCAGCCCTCGTACACGCCGGGGACGATCTCCACCACCCGCATCCGCCTGCTGGGCCGTGACCACTTGGTCACCGTCACCCGGATGGCGTCGGGGTTGTTGACTGTGAAGCCCTCCAGTGATACGGAGGATGCCGTGTTGCCGGTGTACGTCCGTGTGTGGTACGCCGTGCCGCCCTGCTTGATCTCCACCGTGAAGTCCTCCGGAAGCCCGTCATAGTCATTGCCCGGGAAATACACGGAGCACGCCTGCAAGACAGACACGCCGGAAAATTGCAGTTCCACCCACGGCGGCGTGGGAAACGTTCCATCCGCGCCGGACAGCACGTTGCCAATGTAACCCATCTGGCCCGCCGTCTGAGAAGGATCGTCCGGGAGAAGGTCCCACGTCCCATCCAGCGCCCACCGGTCACGCTCTAACGTAGCGTATTTGGTGGGATTGCCAAAAACCTTATCGTGGAGTTGCTCCGGCTTGCTCCACGGGATCTGCCCGGAGGTTTCCCCTGCACCGAACACAATGTCCGGGGAAATGATATCAATGACCGCCCGCAGCAGCACCCGCCGCGCGTCTCCTGTGATCGCCGCATGATACGCCTGCCCACTTTTAATCATGCGGCGTCACCTCCCGCAGCGTAAAGCCTACATTGTGCCACAGCCCTACGCTATTCCGGGAGAAGGCGTAGGTTGGCTGTGTCATGGATTCCACTAAAAACGTGCCGGTGGCCATGGTGTCAGAATCGTCCGGCAGATACACCACCGGAAACGCCTTGCCGGAGCGCAGCACCGCTGCCAGCTGCCGCCAGAGGGCGTTGCCCATGTAATCGTAGCTCCAGGTGATCATCTGCACATAGCCCCGGACCTCCTGTACCGTCCGGCCGGAGATCATCTGCACATTAACAGACAAGTCCCCGGGATAGCATTGATACTTGTCCTTGCTGGTCTCCGGCAGATAAATGCCGTTGATAATCAACTGTGTCATGCCGTTGCCACCTCCGGGTTGCTTCTGGCCGCGTCCCTCAGATCAGGCAGAAGCCAGCTGGCGATCTGCTGGCCGTTTTGCAGGATGAGGTTGATCGTATAGCTGCCGCCGGGGCTTCCGGCGCTCTGTGCCGCAAGTCCGTTCACCAGACCGGCAGCCGCATTATAGACGGTGTCCACCGTCGGCGTGGGGATGGCGTCCTGAATCCCGGAGGAAACGCGCTGCATCTGCCGCTCGAAGCCCTGACCAAGGCCCAGCGCCATATTCTGGCCGATTCCGGCAAACACCCGGGAGGGCGAGTGGATCCCCAGCACGCCCTTTACGCCGTCTACAAGGCCTCCGACAAAGCCGGAGACCTTGTCTCCGATCCAGCTGGCCATAGCCTTGATGCCTTCCCACAGCCCCCGGACGATGTCCTTGCCGACCTCGATGATGTCCGGCAGGGAATCCAGAAAGGCACTGATGATGGCATCCACCAGCGCCAGCGTGCCCCGGAGCAGTTCCGGCAGATTTTGAGCCAGCCCCTTTACCAAAGATACGATTAACTGAATGCCCAGCTTCAGCACCTCCGGCAGCTTTTCCGTAGCATAGGCCACAAACCTTGTGATCATGTCCGGCCCCTGTTCCCTTACGGTTTCTGCAATGTTCTTCACCACGGACTCAATGACCGGCAGCACGTTTTTCGCCACGTTTCCGGCGCTCTGGATCAGTTCCTCGGTCAGAGCGCCGATATCGGCGTTCTGATCGCCCAGACCCGTGACAAAATTCTGATATGCCGCCTTCATGGAGTTGATAGAGCCCTCCACGGTGGTGGATGCTTCCAGTGCCGTAGTACCGGTGATCCCCATTTCCGTCTGGACCGTGTGGATGGCGTCCACAATATCCGCGTAGCTCTCAATGCTGTAATTGGTGTAGTTGCCCTGAGCGGCATTCAAGGCGTTGGCATCGTCGATCAGCCGCTGCATTTCCTCCTTCGTGCCGCCATATCCCAGTTTCAGGTTGTCCAGCATGGTATAGTTCTGCTTGGCGAAGCCCTGATAGGCGTTCTGGATGGACTGCATGTCCGTGCCCATCTTGTTGGCGTTGTCCGACATATCCGTGAGCGCCAGATCCGCCTTTTTAGCCGCGGCTTCCGTGTCATTGCCCATGGACTGGAGCAGCGACGCGGAGAAGCTGGTCACCGTTTCCATATAGGCGTTGGCGGAAAGGCCCGCCGTTTTGTAGGCGTTCTCCGCGTTTTTGATCACCGTGTCGGCAGAGCTGCCAAACAGTGTTTCCACGCCGCCCACCAGCTGCTCATACTCACCGTAGCCCTCAATAGCGCCGCTGATGAGAGACTTGATCCCGCTGGCCACTGCCTTGACACCGGAGACGATGGCATTGCCAAGCAGATTTGCTTTTAGCACATCGCCAAAGATGCTTGTTTTCTGTCCGGCGCCGTCCATGGCGTCGCCTACGCCCTCTACGCCGGTCTCCAGCTCGTTGAGCTGCTTTTTCGTGCGGTTTACATCGGTGGTGGCGTTGTTCAGCGCCTGCTGCCACCGCTGTACCTCACTGCTGTTTTCAGAGTAGTTGGCCTTGGCGTAGTCCAGTGCCTTCTGCACCTCGCCCAGGCGCTGCTGCTGGACTTCCAACTGCCGGTTCAGCACGTCGGACTGCGCCGCCAGCTTTTTCTGGCTGTCGTTGTCAACGTCAAAAGCGGAAGTCACCGCCTTCATCTCCGTACCAAGAGTTTTAAGCTGCTGTCCCATGGTTCGGAGGGATTCTCTAAATTCCTTTTCGCCGTCAATGCCGATTTTCGGGCCAATATCGACCGCCATTGTCTCACCTCACATTTGGGATAATTTCATCATCTGTCAAAGCGTGCTTGGGGGCAAAACCCTCCCGCTTGATCTGCTCAATGGCGATATAGTCCAGCAGCTCTCCAAACGGCACATCCAGCGCCTCGGTGTAGGTCAGGCCGACGGCCATTCCATACCACAAAAACCACTCCGGCGCTAAGGGGCCGCCGGAGTGGTTTCCGCGTTTTTTCCGGGGTCCGCCTCCACGTGGGTCTCTCTGCCGGAGACTACAGTCTCCGTGATTTTTGTCCGGAGCTGGCCGAAGTCATTCAGATCCATCACGTCCAGCAGCTCATCCGCTGTCAAAGGCGGCTCGGTTTCCAGCCCGTTTATTTTGGCATACCGGGCGCCGCCGTCCATCATGGTTGCCAGCAGCCATACCGCCTCATCCAGCGCCTTGAGCGGGTCATCGGCTGAGAGCGCCGTGTCAATGTGCTCCACGCCGCCGTAGCGTTCCGTTACTGCTCGGACCACCCGTGCGGAAAAGCACAGCAGGTGTGCCTTTCCGCCGATCTCAATACTGGCCGTTCTCATGCGGCGATCCCCAGCCGCGCCTTGATATAAGCCTCAGCCTGGGCCTCCGTGGTAAAGGTGGCTTCCTTTTTCCAGACGTGAGTGGCGGAATCATCCCGCATGATGGTGCCGGTCAGCTCCGGAGTCTGCCACTCGATAGACTCGCCCTGCGTGGTGGCCGCGTCCTCCGGCACAGAAAACATGACCTTTGGCAGCACCACGCCCCGCCACTTATACGCGCCGTTGACCTTCTTTTTGATGATGAACCCAACGCCCAGATACGGGGTCACCTGCCCATCATCATAGACCAGCTCCTTTACGGAGGTATCCGTCACGCCATCGATCCCGGTGATGGCCTGCTCCGTAAGGCCCAGAATGGCCTTGCTGACCTCCTGACTCAGATCGGTAGTAGACAGGGTCAGGGTGCCGTTGGCAAAGCGACGATCTGTTTCCGCCAGTCCGTTGTCGCCATAGAGGTTGTTGTCCTCCGTAGTCTCAATGGAGATATTGGCCTCTGTGGCCTTGCCCATTACCGCACCGTCAGAATAGCTCACCACGCCGCCGGCTTCGGCATAAATGGCGTAATACGGCTTGCTCAAACCAATGGTTGCCATGTGCGCTCCTTTCTCGCGGTCCGATTCGGACACGCGCTCACTTCATAATTTTGTTGATCTCAGATTCCGCCCGCTTCTGCATAGCGGTAAGCGCCTGCTTTTTCACCCGGCTCACCGCCTTGCCTACAAAACGGTTTTTGCTCATCCAACTGGTACCGCTTTCAATGGCCCGGGCAACCATCTGATTCGGCTGGCCCTGTGGCCAGCGCTTGGATCGAATGTTGTTATACCCGTCAAAACCGATTTTGACGTTATACATTCCGTCATTGTCCTTCTGCATGGAGGTAATGCCAAGCGTCCCCAGCAGCGCGGCTTTCTGGGTCTTTTTCGGCCCAACGACCGGATGCTCCTGCGTGCCCCAGCCCTCGTCTGTGGGCACGTTCTGTAATTCAGCCCGGATGGCGTCAGCCACTACCTTCGCCCCGTCGTGGATGGCGGGGCCGCAGACCTTTTCCACGGCTTCCTTTTCCAGCCGGGTGAGCTTCAGCAGGTATTCCTCGCCGCTCTTAAACGTGATGGTCGCCATCAGGTCACCTCCCACACCCACTCGTAGTGGGTAAAGCCGGTATCCGCCTCGTACTGGACGGAGTTCAGCGTCCAGGAAATGCCATGGACGCTGAAGCTCTCGCCCAGCTGCTCCACCCAAGGGTCAAACTCGGATTTGGTAAACAGATCCGTGGTGCCGGTGACGGCGGTCTCCCCGTGGCCGTTGTCTCCGGGAAGATCATGGCTGCCGTCCTCCTGCCACACAAAATAGCGGTCGGATTTGAGCCGAACGGCGTGGCTCACTGCGTCTGTCACCGCCCGGTGGGCGGCGATCACTCGCTCATACCAGGTGGTCATGGGGAACCTCGTATTTCTGCTCGATCCGCAGCAGCGTCAGATCCATGCTTTCCGGGAAAACGTCGGTCGTTGTCTGGATCAGATCGATGCGGTACTGCTTGCCGTCCTCCGTCACCGCCACGTCCTGGCTGCTCACGCCGGGGACCCGTGGAACCCGCAGCACCCGCTCGATCTGAGCCTGATTCTGTTTTCCCTCGTAATACCGCTGGATGCCAAGACGCCGCTCCTCGTACCGCAAAGCGGCCTTGAATGTCAAACCCTCCACAGGCTTGTAGCCCGGCGCCGCCGTATCTGCAACGGCATAGACCTTGACCAGTCCGTCGGAATAGGTCTGAGTGACCTCGCTGTCACGGCGAGGGCGATACGGCGCTTTCCATGGCATACGCGCTCACCCGCCTTTCGCTCTGCAAACTCAAAATGAGAGATTGGTAGTTGTTTTCAAACACGTCCAGGGCGCTGTCTCTGGCGTAGCGGACGTATTCCATCAGCAGCGTCCGGGCGTCGCCGTCCGCTGTATAGTCCTGCGGGCTTCCGGCCTTTTTGTCCAGGTACCCCATCCCGGAGGCGATGAGCCCGGATACTTTGGTATCCGTGGCCTCATCGCTCCAGGTGATGTTCAGGTAGTTCTCCACATCGGACAGCAGGCCGGGCGGCAGGCTGTTCCGATCCGCCATCAGCTCTTGGTGACGGTGACCGTGTAGGTCTTCTTGGCGGTGCCGTCAGCGGCGGTGACGTTGACCTTCACCGTGTTGCTTCCGGTCTGCCAGGTGGCGGCGCTGCCGTTGTCGATCTTGCGGTTGTTCACCAGCACCTCGATCTCCGCGCCTGCGTCAGAGGGGACGGCGGTCACGGTGTTGGTGGCGTTGGTAGTCTCCGCCGTATAGGTCACGGTGCCGGAGGCAAAAGCGGGGGACAGGGCCAGAGAGCCAATAGACAGGGCGCTCAAAGTGGCATCGTCAGAGGGTGCGGTCTCCGTCACCTGCGTCACCTTCCAGATGGCGGGCTTCAGGCCGGAAATATCCAGCAGCAGGAAGGCGTTGTTGTCCAGAGGCATACCGTTGGCGTAACCCTTGATGAGGTATACGCGCTCGTCTTCCAGGAAATGGTAGTGGTCGCTGTACTCGATGCGTCCGTTGGGCGCGGTGCCTGCCATAGCCAGATACCGGTTAGAGAGGCCCATTACTGCCTTGCCCCGGCTCAGCGCGGGGGTCTGAATAATGGTCATGGGGTAGGGCATCACATCGTTGCGATAGGTGCCGTCAGGGGCCATCAGCGTAGTGGCGGGCATTACCGTCTGGTAATAGTCCTGCGGGTTCACCAGCAGCAGAACGTTTTCCACACGGCGGGCCTTGCCGTTGGGGTCTGCCGCCAACAGAGAGATCAGGCTGCCCACGGTGGCGGGGCTGAGATCCCGAACCTTCACGGTGGCCTTCTCGGGATAGGCGTTGCCGGAACGCACCACGTTGTCGCCTACCTGACGGGTCATGCCGATAGGCTTCTTGTCACCGTCGCCGGTCACGATGCCCGCCTCCATGCCGTTGGCGAATGCCTCGTACAGCACTTCGCGCACATAGCGGTCCAGCCACTCAGGGCCAAGATCCAGCATGGCCTTGCACACCGGCAGAAATGCGGAGAGCTTCAGCAGCTGGGCGGGGATCTTCTTAAAGCCGGAGGTCAGCTCCTTGACGATGTCGTCGCAGAGATCGCCCCACGCCGCCTCCTCATGGCCGTTGGTGTTCACCATGATCTCCACGGCGCCGCCGGTGGCCCGGAAGTTGATGCGGCTCAGCAGAGGGTGATTGGTCTGGAGATCCTCAAAAACGGAGTCGATCACCGTCTTGGGCAGCACAGCGTCCATGCCGGTCACGGCCTGCCGGGGATCAATGGCCTTCATGGCCTCGCCCAGCTTCTGGTAGTAAGCGTGCTCCTCGCCGGTAAGCTGGTGGACGCCCCGGGCCGTCAGGATACGGCTGTCCATTTCCTGACGCAGGTCGGCAAGCTGCTGCTCATATTCCTGCTTCACGTCCAGGCCCACGCGCTGGAGCATTTCGTCAAAGGCCGCCTGGAAACCGGCAGGGTCATTGTCGGCAACTGCCTTCTGGATGAGGGTGCGGAGCTCCTCGCGGCTCCGGATGTCATTGTTCTGCATAATGTTCTCCTTTCATTTTTAGCCAAACAGGCTCATAATACGGTTTTTCTGCTGGGGTTCGGGCTGAGGATCCGGGTCTTTCGGGTTAGAGGCGCAGGGCGGTTTATGAACAGTGTCCGCCGCCAACTGCCGAAGCTGAGCGGCAAGACTTTTCTGCACGGTGATCCGCTGCTCCAAGGTCAGGTTGGCCTTTTGCAGCAGAGCCGCAGCCTGGGTCATGTCTGCGTCCTTTTCCGCGTAGCGGTCGGCCAATCCCAGTTCCATGCACTGTTCCGCCGTCAGCCAGGTCTCCGCGTCATACATTTCCTTCAGGGTATCCGGGTCCAGCTTGTCACCGGCTTTTTGGAGATAGGCTTCCATCCCCGCCTGATTGATGGTGTCCAAATTGTCTGCGGCCTTTCGCAGCTCAGCTGCGTTTCCGTAAATGCCCATACTCATGTTGTGGATCATAATGAGGGCGTTGCGCGGCATCACCACCGTGTCGCCGGCCATTGCGATGACCGAGGCGATGGAACAGGCAAAGCCGTCCACATACACCGTCTTGTGGGCGCTGTGCCGCTTGAGCTGGTTGTAGATGGCCGTGCCCTCAAATACACTGCCACCGTAGCTGTTGATGTACACGGCGATCTCCGTCGCCTCCGGATGCTCCGCCAGCGCGTCCCGGAAGGCGTTGGCGCTGGTCTCGCTCTGGATCGTCTCGTCGGTCCACCAGTCATAGCTGTCGCCCTCCACATCTCCGTAGATGTAAAGCTCCAGTGTCTTGGCATCCTCCGCCCGCTGCTTCAGCGCCCACATCCTCCGTTCCTTCTGCTTGGGATTACTCATTCCCGCTGTCTCCTTTCTGTGCATTCATCTGCTGCGCGGCTTCTTGGATCCGCGCGATGTTCAAAGTCAAAAAGTGCTCGTCGGCCCACGGCTCGTTGATAATGGCCTGGTTGGCCGCCCGCAGCACATCGTTGACCGAGAAGGCGCCGCTGCCCACCAACTTTTCCACATTGGCCGCATTGGCAAACATGTCAAAGTGGAGGATAGCAGAGGAATCAACCCGGACAAAGTTGCCCTGCTTCCAACCGTCAAAGCCATACCGCTTTCGGGTGATTTCCTCCTGGAGCTGATCGCAGATGGGGTCAATACACTGGGTCAGAAAACGGCTGTTGGCGTCCGCTGTGCCCTGAACGGTGCCGTTTACCAGCACAGCGGGAATCAGAAAGCCCCGGGCGGTAAAATCGAAAATGTCCTCGATCAGGTTCCGCACGTCCCGGCTGTCGCCCACCTTGCCATCGCCAGATTTATTGACCTGCTGGTAGTCATAGCCGTCAAACTCCGGGAGCACCGCCGCGCCGCTGCCAAAAAACGGTTTGATCTGCTGCTCGATGATCTTGGCAAAATTTTGCTCAAAATCCTGCGTGCCGGATGCGATCTGATTAACATGGACCTTCCAGTGCTGCCCACGCTCCCACTGATAGCGGCTCATAGCCGCTGCCACCAGCCGCATGTAGGACTGGCACAGACCGTCCACCACCGGGCGCATGGCGTTGTGGTGGAGCTTTAAATGCAGCACCTCGTTTTCCCGAAAGGTTTTTTCATAGGCGGTGTCACCCACCGTCACGTTAATGTACTCATTCATCCGCATCGGCCAGAAGGTGCTCTGCTGCCAGCTGTCCGCCACCATCACCGCGTCCATGCCGTCCCGCCGCTTACTGGAGATAACCAGCGCTTCATTGTCCAAAAACAGCTTGGCGATCAGTTTATGCCAAAAAGCGGAGCTGTTCTGGTTCACGTTGGGCTCCACATTCCACAGGTAATACTCCTGCTCCTGGATCTCCTCCCGCCCCCGGAAGGTCTTTACCTCGCAGCGGCCCACGGCGTTGGCCACCATGTTCACGCAGGTCCAGAAGGAAAGCTGCCGCGCCTGAAAGTCTTCGGCCGCCGCCAGCAGTTCTTGGCAGGATACCTCCGCCGTGGCGGTTCGTCCGCCCTTTCCCGCCAGCCATTCAAAAAATCTCAATCCCATAGTTCAGCCTTTCTCCGGTCCGATTCGGACCGCTATAGTCTGATGGCCCCTATCGGTGGGGCCGCCAGCGGAGCACCGGTGCCCAGCAGTGGTTCGATCGTCATACTGGCCACCAGTGCCATAAAGGGGTCAGTCTTTCGGCTTTTTGCCTCGATTTTGGCGTAGATAAAGTTTCCGGTATCGACTCCCTGCTTCCGTGAGCTGCGGACCCGCTTGGTGTTATTCACGCCCCATCGCAGGTGAGGCTGATCGCCCCAGCAAAACAGCTCCCGGTCGAAGCATTCCTGGATCACCGGCTCCACCTGCATAATGTCTGATGGCCGTACCAGCTTCACCCGGTTCTTGTCCGCCGCGTCAAAGCCGATGGCGCGCATACTTTCGGAAACCAGCGTCCACCGGTAGTGGTCCATTGCCAGCGCCTTGATGTTGTAGCATCTGGCAGCGTCCTGGATGTATGCCGCAATCAGATCAGGGCTGATGCTCACATCATCCACCGCCGTCAGGTGTCCTTCCTTTGCCCACGTCTGCCACGGGGCCTTGATCCGCGGCAGGGTTTTGGATTGCAGGCAAACCCATGCGTGGTTGATGTCAAACCGGTCTGCACCTCGCCGGAAATGGAGGTTGACTGCCGCCCAGTCGCTCAGTTCCGCATAGTCCAGTCCTACCGTGCAGGTCCAGCCACGCAGATCAGGCTGTGGCTTATTGGTCTTGAGGATTTTTTCATAGTCCGTTACGCTGATCTCCTGAAATCCGGCCCGCAAGCCCATTCGCTTTGTCAAAAAATCGCCGTTTTGCTCCGGGTGCTCCACCCAGTCCCGGTATTCGTCCGCTGTCTCCTGAAGCAGATCCGGCAGGTAAAACAGGGATGGATTTGCCATGTACCAGTTCTCCGGGTCATGTACTTGCTTCCGGGTTTCCAGACAGCAGATGAAGGGAAGAAAGCCGTTGTCCGGCTCGTTTTCAAATAAGATCCGCCGTCCTCTGGCCAGATAGTCATCTAAAGGCCCGTCATTGACTTCGCCGTTGGAGGTAAAGATCCCCACGCGGGGCTGAGCCACCTTGCCCTGGCCGGTAATAAACACCTTGATGTTGTTGTAGTTTTCAAACTGGTGGACCTCGTTAAAGATCACCATGCCGGAGCGCATACCGTCTCGCCCCTTGGGGTTGTTGGTGCGGCCCTTGACCACGCCCCGGTTTTTCCGGCCTTGCACCAGCTCCTTTGTGTGGTAGTAAAACCGTTTCAGCTTTGCTTCGCTCTTGGGAAGCTCCAGCGTGTTCACCAGATCCAGCACCGGCGTCATGGCCTGCTCCTCGTTATTGGCGCAGATGTCTACGTTGTAGCTGCCCACCGGGTTATAGGGAGAGGTGGAGCACATAGAGACAAATGCGATAAATCCGTCCTTTCCCGCGCCACGGCCAACCATGGAAAACAGGGTCTTCCACCGGGGCCGTCCGTCAGCGGTGTAGGTGCACATCCAAAGCGCCGTCAGAAATTGCTCCCACAGGAAAAGCTCTTTATACGGGAAATAGCGGGACAGACTCAGGTACCGCCGAAGCTGCTCTGCATCCACCCGCAGATCTTCTGTTTCAAAGCACCGCCGGATATGCGCCGCCAGGGCGTGCTGCTCCGGGCAGGCCCGGGGCTTATCTGCCTCCACTGCCTCCAGATACGCCGTGACCGCTGGCGGCAGCTTACAGCTCATCGTCCATGCCTCCCGGCACGTCCGATTTTGCGGCGGCGTCCTTAAAGCCCAGCGCCGTCCATACGGCCAGCATTTGCCGGGCCACCTGAATTTCCAGAGATACGCTGCGGTTTTCCGTAATGCGGCCCCGGTCATCTATCACGGAGAGACCGCGCTCAGCCACATCTGTCTGCAATTCCTGCCGCCGCACCCAGAAGTCCAGATACTCGTCCACTTTGTCGGTGTATGCTTTTTCCAAAAGACCTCTGGCTTCCAGATTGTCCAGCATGGACTTTTTCAGTTCCCGGTACTGTTTGGTTTTTCTCCAGTCCTTTGTCTGCTCCATAAGGCTCCTCCTTTCCCGTTTCCTTCCGTCCGGCGCACACGGCGGCCCTCGCATGGCAGCCAGGGCCGCCGACAGGAGGATTACAAACCCGCTGCGGCGCAAGCGCCGCCGTGCACACCGGAAGCATGTGTCCGAATCGGACCGTTCAACGGTCTCCCGCTGCACCTCCGCAGCGTCCCGCACCTTCGGCGGCATATCCACCGCCACCGGCGGCGCTTGCGCCCTTTCACCGCCCCTTGGCATCGGCAAGGCGTCTCCGGCCCATGACCCGGCCTCCGTGGTAGGGCACGGAGACCGGAAGGGAAGAAAGAGTGAAGCCGGCACAGGGGCCGGGTCACAAACCGGATCGTGTTTTTCATCAGCCAAAATCAGCTTTGTTTTCGCCCTGCAAGTCGGGCTTAGCAGATTAAGGGGATCAAAGACCAGCGGTAGCATTCTCAGCCCAAATCAGATCTGGCCATACAAAACTCTGCCGGATCTTGCTGGTTCCAGTTGGACGCTTTCGGTAACCGAACCCGCTTCTGTGCCCTTGCACCCGGCAGCATGTCTCCAAATCGGTCCATCCACTGCTTCTGTGCCCTTGAAACCGGCAGAATCATTTCCGCGCCCGCGCCGCCTGCGCGTCACGGCGCCGCGCACGCCCGTTGGCCCCTCTTTTGTCCTGGACCCACCCGATTAGCAACGAACAGGGTAAAGCCGTTTTTCTCGATGGGGGGTTAATCCCATCGCTCAGCGGTGATTGGCAAGGCCTTCGGCTGAAATTGCCGCTGGCTCTCTGGGTGCTCCAGCTCGTGGCATTGCTTGCACAGCGTCTCAAGCTGACGTTGGCCCGTATCCGGATCAACCACGCTCAAAGCCAGGTCAGGCCGCTGCCGAAGGTGCTTGACGTGATGCACGATGTACCCCTTGCGGTAGCGCCCCGCCGCCTTGCAGTGCTGGCACTCGTACCGATCCAGCCGGAGGACTTCCAGCCGCAGCGCCCGCCACTCAGGCCAAGAATAAAATTTATACTCATGGCCCGCCGCCAGCAGTGAGACCAGCTCCTGAAGTCTTGCGCCGGAGATACCGGCACCGGCCATCTGTTCCACGGGCTATCACCTCCGGGCAAAAACAAAAGCCGATGCCAATACCCGCCGCAACGGCGGAGCATTAGCACCGGCTACAAGAGCACAGGCCAAAAAACAATGCAAAACAAAAACCGGTACCGACGCCCCCAACGCTGGGGATCATCGGCACCGGCTAATCATCGAGCACTGGCCACGGTCAATTTTCACGAGATGGATTGCTTTGCAGTTTCGGCACCAGAGCTGGAGATTATCCGCCACGGTGTCCGGTCTGATTGCCTGACTGGTCTTGTGTCGGCAGACCGGGCAAACTGCATATCCATCCTTTATGGCAAGTTTATCACCTTTTCTCATCGTTTGCAAGGCTTTTCCCTCACTTTCTTGCGGTTGTCCGTAGATATTCCGTAGGTTTCAAGAGGATACGCTATCTATAGATAGATAATACTAAACTTTGTTATTAAAATAAAAGCGCTATTTCTCCGGCATCAAATAGCGGCTGTAACCATACAGCCCCCAGTCTCCCAGCTGCGGCCGGTCCCGGCCCTGCATGGGCAGCGGCGTAGCCCCCTTGGGCAGCCGCACCATGCCGCTCTTGCAGGTGGTCACCTCCGGAGGCGGGATGTACTTACTCAGCGCCCTGGAGCAGCCCCACGGGTGGCGTCCCACCTCCGGGACCTCTTTCGTAAAATAGATCGCCAGCCCACGGTAGCCGCCCTCTGACAGCACCCGCGCCCGGTCCCAGCGCACATCGTAGGCGCTGCCCCAGGTCCAGAGGTATTGCACCACGGCAGGTGGGAAATCTTGGTCACGCAAAAATGCGTGGATGTGGTAACGGTGGTCGCCGTGTAAGCCCTCCATCCGATAAACGTAGAACTCTACAGGCTTGCGGCTCCATCTCCGGAGCCGCTTGAGGAAGGCATCCCACACGCGCTCTACACCGGCCCAGTTAGCCGGAAGATGGGCATTGTCAAAGTTGAGGCTGTAAAAAATGCCGTCATAGGCAAAGAGCGCCAGCCGCAGTTCCAGCTTGTCCAGGCTGGTGCGGCTGAGGGCCGGCCCGCACCGGCCCCGCACCGCCCCCGGCCCGTAGCGGCGGAGATATCCGTAGTTGTCTGTCACCAGCGCCTTGACCAGCGGCCCCGCCCGCTGCCTGACGCACACAAACGGATCAGCCATCGCCACGCTCCGATTCGCGTTCAACTTTCCGTTCCTCCCTACATCTCTTCATTCAGCCAGCTTTCCCACGTCACCATGCGGGCATCATCGGCATTGGATAGTTTCTCTGGGTATTTCAGATCAAGTGAGCAGCCCTTTGCTTCCAGCGCGTCATCCACGGCTTTTTCGATCAGCTCACCCAATCTGGCTGCGTTTTTCGTGTAAAACTCAAAGTTTGTCATTCTTCGAACCCTCCAAGAACTTCTTGCCCCGGCAGAACGCCGTCCTCCATCCACCAGTGAAATACATCCACGCCGGAGCGCCAAGAGTATGCCTCCATGCCTCGTTCGATCCGTATTATCAACATTTTGTCAAACGAACGTATCCACGCTGCCTTGATCTCTGGATAGCGGGCAAATTCCATGATTCTGGTTTTGGATGCCATGGGACAGCCAATGTAGCCCACCCGGCAGAATCCCTCGCAGTACAGCGGATTCATGGATATTTTTTCTACGCCGACGTAATCCCAAATATCTGCCGCTTGCCAGTCCACAATGGGGTTCACCACCCGCTTCCCCTTTAGTTGGCACGTTTCAAATAATCGGCGATCCTCGTCATTATCGTTTGATAGGATCAATTTGCTTTGTGGCTTAGACGTTAATACCTCTAAACCGCCGCGGCGTTTCCTGGCCGTGGATTCCGCCCAGCGAACACCCGTAGCGATAAACCGATCCTTGCCTCCCCCCTCTTTAAGGACGGCGCAACAGTACCGCATCAGGCGTGTGGGCGGCATGAGCTTCTTTTGAATCAGTTTCCACATGGTCATACGGGAGCCGTCCGGCTGGACGTGCTTGTCCACGTCGCACTTGATGCCCTTGCATTCCAGCTGATAAAACGTATCGTACACATGGCGCACCGTCTCTGGAGCGTCCGCCGTGGTCAGGCTGTGCAATACCTCAAATGGGATGCCGCTGGCCCTTGCCAGATGCAGGAGCACGTCGCTGTCCTTCCCACCGGAGTAGGTGATTACCAACGGCTTCTCAAAAAGCCGCAGGCTCATATCCGACGCCGCTTTCAGCCGCTCGATTGCGGTCTGCTCCAAGTCGCTCATACGCCCTCAAATTCCCCGCCACAGGCGGCATGTCCAGTTATTATTTAGCATCCTTCATTCCCTCCATTCTGAGCCTCGCTCACGGCTTGCCCTCCCACGGAGATTCAAGCCATTTTTTAATTTCACGCCAATCTTCTGGCATTGTCGAAACACCAGAGAGGTTTTTCACGACGATATCCATCCGGAAATTGCACAGCACCCCGGCCAGCTCGTTGTCCGTCATGCTCCGGATCCGATCGGCGATGGTAACGGGCCACGTGCGATACGGGCACTTTTCGATTGCGGCGCAGTTTTCAAAGTCATAGCCCATCTGCATGGGGCAGTTTTCACCGGTGCACTTTTTCATCACTTACTCTTCCTTTCAGTTTGATTCCATTCCGCCTGTTCCACTCTTGTCCAGCCGCCCTCGCCTTGTCCAACTCTGCCTGCGCTTGTTCCAAAACGTCCGGAGGTACATCCGCAATGGGCTTGCCCTCGTATGGGCGAAGGAGGTCAAAATAGGCTGCATAGTGCTTTTGTTCTTCGTCAATCAGCTTCACACACCTTTCGTGGTGGGCGTCGTTGCGCTGGAGCCTAATTCGTCCCAGCGCACGATCCAAATAATACGGGCCTGTCTTCATGGCCAGCATTTCTACCACTTGCAGCAGTTCCGCCTTCGTCAGATCACTTGGTTTCAGCATTTTCCACCTCCGGCGGTTCCGGCCGCACCACCAGCCGACCGGCTCTGTCGGCCTCCATCAGTGCGACAATGCGCTTAAACGGCACGCCCTTACTGATGGCCTCATCCTCAAACGTCTTGTAATTGGCGCACATCGCAGGTTCCAGGCCCGTGTCCTCATATTGCATGA